AGCTTATTAGCCGACATCATGCCTTTGCAAAAAGGTCTGCTTTGTCCGCCTGCAACCAAATCAGGTGCGTTGGCTCTTAACTCGTACTTATACATCACCACTAACTCGGTTAAATCAGGTGTTTTTGTTTTCGCACCTTTATCAGTTAACTTTAGATTTTCATCTAAGTACCCTTTGTCGAGTAAGTTAGTCATTATATCTGTGGCTTCCTTTTCGGTTATCTTTAGGTATTTAGCCACATCTTTAGCACTCGCATCCGGGCTTGTCTTTAATAAGTCCAAAATAGCCTTTTCAGTTTTGGTTAACGCAAACATTTGATGCTGCACACCTTCCATTTCCTGAACGCTAAACATTGCTTTTACATTTTTTACGCTCATGTAGTCATCACTTGACTTGCCAAACTTAGCAAACACTTCTAAGTCTTTTATATCGTCATCCTTTGCAAATGTATGCTTACAAAATCCGGCTCCAGCTGGCTGCTCTATCTTTAAAGGCTTGCGCCCGATAATCTCTCTCATCTCATCCTTAGTCAATATCTGCAATAAGGTTTGTTCGCTGAAGTCAGGTAAGATAGGCTCAACAGGTTTTATGGTTAATCGGTTATTCAAACCTACTAACTCATTTAAAACCGCTTCGATTAAAAGTTGCTTAGGAGTGATGTATGTATTTTGGAATAACGAATAAGCCGTTGCCATTTCATTACGGCCTCCTAATTGCCCTTCAACCCTTACACCAAATAACATAGGGCTTGTTACCTTATGTCCAACAAATATTTCTTGTTGGATAGTATCGTTTAAGGCATCGTAACGCTTATCAAAATCATTACCATTTAAAGGTATAATCTCAGGTGTTCTTGTCGGGTCGTCTACGAAGTCAATAACAAAAGTATTTGCCCTGTCCGTGCCGGTAAATTTCTTTTTAATTTGGCGTTCAATAGTAGCCATTTCCTCATCTGAAGGTTGACCGTTTTTGAACACTATCATAGTGCCACCTTGGAAACCGTTTTGAATTGCGGCTCTGTGAAAGTTAGCTATCTCAGCATCGGTAATAATAGCGTTTACTGCCCCGATGTAATCAGGCAAAGCGTAAGTAGCTACGTTGGGTCTGTATTGCTTCACGTACATAACACCTTCTTTGGCTTTTTCCCATTCTTTGCTTCCGTATGCTATGTATTTTTTTGGGTCTACACGTGGATTGTCTTCGCCTTGGTCATTCAACCATTCATCAGAATAGTAGAAACAAGTATTATCTTTATTCGAGCGTACATTGCAATAGTCTAAATGATAAACGGCTGAAATTCCTTTACGGTCTTTTGTCTTAACCACATGAAGATAGAACCCGCCAAACAATTCCATATCTAAAACCATTTTACGATTTAACTCGTTTAGGTCTTCGTATTGATTAGGTGATTGAATAAACGCTTGTGTGCTTGCTATCTTTTCAGGTGGTAATCCTTCAGCATTAAACTGCACACCTTGGCCGCAAATGTACAACTGTTTTGAAGTTACTATTGCGTTATGTTTAGCCGACCTATTAAAGAGAGTTACTAAGTAATTTGGATAGTCGTTGTTTTCTCCGTACTTAATCCAATCTTTACCACGTACCTCTAAAAATTCAGGAACTTTATCGTTGCTAAAATTTAAAACTATTGTATTGTTTTTCATTAGTTAATTTTATTCATTGAAATTATAACCGGTTCAGTCGGGCTGCTATGTACGTTAAGGTAAATGTGTAAAGAACCGCCCTCAATGTTATAAGACCTTAAGTTTACATCAAAGCCTTTATACTTTACTGCCAACTGTACAAAATCGCCATCAGTTAAATAGCCTGCCGCATTTATTGTTATTTGCTTATTTCCTGTACCGCCTGGTATGTTAAAAATTGATAATATACAGTTTGCAGATGTTAATGCTGGAGACCCTTGTGCATTAATACTTACAACATTTGTAGCCTGTTTAGGCTGTTTAGTTGCAACTTCTGTATCTGTATATCCATTAGCAGATGCTATTGCGTTGCTTTGGGCCGTACTCGCTGCACTATTCGCATAAGTTTGAGTTGCATAACTTGACAAAGCATTACTTATTTGGGTTGCAACCGCTGAAGTAGTGGTGTATATAGAGTCAAAAAAGGTTTTAATCTTGCTTAGTGTTGTCTTTTGCGTTACTCCGCTTTGAACCAATGGGAACACATCCCCGCTTGCATTTGCGGTTACTTCGTTTAACTCTAATATTGTTTTATTTTCTGCCATTATAGTATGATTAACTGACCGTTTTCTTGTAGTAAATACGCCCCGTTTTGTTGGATTAAAAACTCATAAGGTGTATAAACCACAAGTGTATCTGATTGACCTGTATAAGTTGGTATTTCCGGGTTATTTGGCACAACCCAAACCTTCCCTAACTCAACTGTTTTAGTGATATTGTTTACCGCTTGACTTGCATTTGTCAATCCGTTTAAGTTTGGTAAGTTGGTTTGATAAACCGTGTAATTGTAAAAGCCCTCTTCACCTAACTCAACCTGACCTTGTAATGTATTCGGGCTATCTCTTTCCGTTACGTTAAACTCGTTATAGCGTTCAGGGAAATTCGAGATATCCGAAGCTATAAAATAGTAATCAACTTTACTCGTTTGGTTCGTAAACTGAAACAAATAATACGGATTTGAGGCCGTGCTATTCTCGGTTAATGTAACCACTACTTTGTTAGTTGTATTTTTCTGAAACCTTATCACTAATAATAAATATAAAACGTTATGTAATTTGTTAAACAAAAAAGGGCCTGCATATAGCAAGCCCCTTTCCCCACTTTAAAAACTATGAAAAACTACAAAAGCGCAGTAATAATTGCAGGGTTAACTTCTGGTGAAAAGGTCTTTTCCATCCCGGTAAAAGTTAACGTGTAACCTTGGAAATCATTCATGGCCTGACCGCTCGCAGCCGAACCGCCTGATGACTCCATTCCGTTTTCCTTACCGCATAAGAAGTAAGTACCATCTTTCATTTCCACAAGAATCGCAGTTCTGTTTTTGATAACTAAATCAAATAAGTATGCACTATTTTGTGTCAACTTAGAAAAAACGACTGATAATGTTGGCTCGTATGCCACCGTACCGTTAGCCGGATCTGTTTGAATATTCTCCGTATATGTGTTTGCACCTTTAGGCATTAACGCATATTTGTAGAATTTCTTTGAAGCTGCTAAGGTGATTGCGGTAACATAGCCACTTGCATTTTGGGCCACGCTTGTAATGTTAGATAGTTCGGTAATGTATAAATTTTTTACACCACCTACTACATCTTTACAATCTAAAGCGTAACCTGTTGTTATTGCACACGGCATATATTTATCTCCTTTATTTTAAAAAGGGGCTGTTACGCCCCTTATGTTATTAGATGAAAAACTTAACTACTTCTGAAGGGATAGCAATTTGAGTACCATATTTGAACTCAGCTTTAAAACGTACAACGTCAAAGTCTTCGCTATACCACATTTTGAATGAATCCTCATCAGATTCTAAATCCACACCTACGAACATATTTGAAGCACGACCGGCAACGATGTCCGAAGTACCGTTTAATCCGTTAACCGGGATTAACTTCACGTTAGTACCGTGGATAAAGAACTCAGCTTGTGCATCAGCGTTTGGAGTGTAATGGAATAAGTTAGCGTTAACTAATGCCATTTGATATAATCTCATAACATCCACACCGCAGAATACTGCTAAATCAGTTTTGTCTAAAATCTGAACCGGGATAGCGTTATAAACAGCTTGCATTACGCTGATAACGTTAGCAGCGGTAATAGCAGTTACAGTCGTAATGAATGGGGAAGCATTGGCGTTAACTACTCCTGAAGCCGCATTGATGATTTTGATTAACCCATCAAATTTGTTTAAGTTAGCGTTACCTGAACCGGTATCCCCTTGCCAAATTGCAGTTTCAATAGTTTCAGCTACTTTCCCAGCGTATTGCTCAACAATAGCACCTTCAATTTTACCCGGCAATGACTCATAGTAAGAACCGTTGCTTAATAACAACTGAGTGTACTTAGTTTCCAAATCTTTTACACACCATTCTTGATTAACTTTGATTTTACCAATTGTAAGGTTGCGTGATGTGATAGCGGTATCACCTGAAGGGTTGAATCCACATGAGCCACCAGCTTGTAAAAATAAATCTTGCTCCAAAATAGGAACTTGAATAGAACTCTTAACACCAGTCAATTTCGATAATACCGATGCCGTTTTTGCCGTAAATAACGACTTTGTGATGAGCGTTTGCTCGTTGGTCTTTGTATAGTTAGTAAGACCTGTTACATTAAATGCCATATCTTTTTATTTTTTTAAATTTTGGATTGTTTTAGCTAATTCTTCGATTTTGTTTTTAGGGGCTTTCTTAAATGCTCCCTTTACCGGTTGAGCTTCTTCTGCTGCTGGTTCGGCTGCGATAGCTTCAACTGTTTCTTTGATAGCTGCGAATTTGTTTTCCAACTCATTCTTAACTTCTGAAACTTTAGCATCTACCTCTTCTGAACTCATTGCCTCTTTCTTACTCATCTCTTCAATTTTAGTTTCTAATGCAGCAACTTTTTCAGCTAACTTTTCAAGCATCATTTCCATTTCACCTGCCATTTCATCTTTCTTTTCTTTTTCGCTTGCGTTCTCAACCTCAATTTCAACTTCTTCTTCTTCCTGTTCTTTCGGACTAACGGTAACTACCAAACCGCCTGCGATTGTTACAATAGTACCATCTTCAAGTGTGTGTTCGCCATCAGGTGCGGCTTGTTGTGTTCCAGCTTCATCTATTACGAATAATGCAGTTCCAGTTCCTAACTCACCTTCCCAAACCACAACTGTTCCATCGGCTAACTTAGCCTGTTCAAATTGCTGCTCTCCGAACAACAACTCTTTAATTTTAGCAAATGCTTCTTTGCGTGTCATATTTCTAATTATTAATTTATTTGATATTTGCTTTTTTCAAGATGTCTTTAATAGCATCCACTTTGGTTGAATCCACATTTTTAACTATGTCAATGATGTGTTCAATTTTGCTCTTAGGCTGTTTGTCTATTTTAACCGTTTGGAAAATACCCTCAACGCTAAATCCTTTAAACTTGCCCGTCTTCACATATTCATCCCAAACCTCTTCGTTATCTACTTTGAACGAACCAAACCAACTGCCTTCAGTTAGGTTATAACCTTTCGGTGCGTAGATACCTCTTTCACTATCTACGATAAAACTTTCAATCATGTACACATCACTAACCATTAAGTTACTGTCGTGCATCATGTTTACTTGGTGAGTGTTCCCGTTTTTAAAAAACTTTTTAACGATGTTGTAGATGTCCGTTTTAGTGAATACACCGTAATATTCGCCTGTTTCGTCTTTGCGATAAATTGGAAGTTCGGCAACCATTAACGGCCCGGATATGATTCTTTTCTCTTTGTCCGCTTTGAATCCGTATTTAGTTACGTCTGAACTGAACGCCTGCCAATTCATTTCAATAGCTGGATAGTCTACCAATGCAACCGCATCAACACCTATCTCACTGTCATCATCAGGTACTAAAAATCTGTAAATAGGAAGTTTATCCATACATTTAAATATTTTATTTGTGGTTATTTGCTTTTAGCCTATACGTGCATTATTCTCAATTACCTCTACTCTGTTTTGAACACGTCTTATATCGCTTTCAACTACATAAACTTTGGTTTGTGGTTGTGAGTTTAGGCTAATCGCACCCGCTCCGCTTACTTGGTTTCCTGCTGCAGTCATTCGAGGCACACTCATATTTGGCGCACTTGGTACTGAACCACCACCACCACCACCGCCTGGTACTTGAACGGATAAGATACGCCTTACATTTGCTAAGCCTGCTGCAACCGCTGAAGCCGCTGCCACTGGTGCTAAGTATGTACCAATAACAGGAACATCTAATGCACTCTTATAAGCCCTTACCGCTGCAACATATGTATCAATGGTTGTTTGAGCAACTGCCAATGCTTTGCCTGCTGCTGTTTGTTCGCCTGCCAATGCAATAAATCCTGACAAAGCATTACTTACCATTTGAATACTGTTTAATTTAGCAATTTCTTCAGCCTTTGTTAAGGCAATGGAAGCATCTGAATATTCTTTTTGGGATATATAGCCAGCTTTTAAATATTCGTCTAATATTTGTTTACGAACTTCAAAACTTAGTTTTTCATCGTTAACGGCCTTAAATGCTTTTTCTCTTAATCTTTCAATATCCGAAACTTGTCGGTCTGTGCTATTTTTTGATTCTTCATAAGCCTCTCTCGCCTTTTTTAGTTTTGCATCTGCAATAGCTGAATCCGCCTCTAATTCTTTTTTAAGCCTTTCTAAATAGGCATTAAACCTTTTCTCCTCTTCCTCTTTTAGTTTCTTTTGGCGTTCCTTCTCTTTTTCAATAGCCTCATCTCTTATTTCACTCCTTAGCTTTTCAATTTCAATTAACTTGGCATTATACTCATCGCTTCCTTTTTCTAAAATAGACAGTTCATCTTTTAACAATTTAACTCTCTTGGCTCTTATATCTTTACCTTTAGCCTCTTCTAAGTCTAATTCAAACTTTCTTTGCTTTAAACTGTTTTCTATTTTAACTTTTCTATCTTCTTCTGCAAATCCCTCATTATATGCAGTTGCTACCCTTGCTCCAAATCCTTTGGCCGCATCCATTGCCTCGCTAAACTCCCCTTTAAATAATTTA